AAGGTGTTGGAACGATTAACAATGTATTTGACGTTTATCCTTGGTTGCAGTCCTATCTTGGTGCTTATTGTCTTGGTGGAAGTGGCAGCTATCAAGTTCGGGTAGTTAGAGGTTAATCATGGCAGGAGCATTAGACACTTTATTCAAGAATGTAGCTAAACAAGTTGTAGCTACTTTAGGAACTTCTTTAGACACAAGTATTGTCTATACAAGGAAAGCCGCAGGTACATACAACGTATCTAAAGGAACTTTAAATTCTGTAGACACGAATTACTCAATAAAAGTTCCGATAGAGTTTGTTAATTCTATGGAAAACTCAGGATTTCAAGAAAATACCGCACGGCTTTATGTAACTCCCGACTTAATAGGAGACAGCCAACCTTTACTCCAAGACGAGATAACACTTACTTTTTCTGGATCGACCAGAGTGGCTAAGATTACAGACATACAAACTCTTAAAGGAGGACAAGAGTACCTTTTCCGTATTGATATTGTTTTCTAATGAGTCTTACAAACGCTAGAGCTTCTATTGAAGAGGCGATTCAAACAACACTGAAGGATAGCAATCCTACTGTGTCCGTTGTTTTCGATAACACTCCTTTTACCTCCCCAGGTAAAACAAAAAAGTATGTGATGGTCAGCATCGACTTCAACCAAGCAACGCAACAACCACAAGGAGACGCAGTAGCTTTTTACAGTGGATCGGTTATTTGTAGTGTTATGGCTCCCAAAGATAAGGGAACCTCAGAATCAGTAACAATAGCGCAAGACGTTATAGACGCATTAGTTTCCATAAATTCGTCTACTTATGTAGATACATATTCTTCCTCTCCGAGAATTTCGGAAATAACAGGGCCGAATACGGTTAATAATGAGGGTACGAGCCATTTTGTTTCTGTGGTTTCCTGTAATTTCACCGCCAATGGCTAAAGCTCCCGACATATCTCGATTAGTACCTGACTTAGAAAAAGCTTTAAGTCGAGCAAGGTCAAATGCTGCTGCAATCATTATCCAAGATTTAGAGGTTAAAGGGCCATATTGGACAGGACATTTTGCTAAAAATTGGAAGGCAGATGTAAATCCAATAAAGCCGATAAAACCTTCTCCTATAAGAGAAAGGCACAGGAAGAAAAATGGTAAGTTTTCAGATGAATTTATACCTGACGGAAGAGCAAGGAAGACTTTTAAGCTAAAAAGAGTAAAACCTTTCAGTATTCGGGATAATCCCAAAATTTATGTAGGGAACCAAACTACATACGCGGGTTTTGCTATTAACTATTATGGAGCAACCATTCCTGTAAGAGGCAGTTATAGAGGTAGAGGTAAGACTTATGACGAACATATAGCCTCTGTTAAGGGAAGAAGATCAACTGCGCCTGATGGTGTTCAGTGGTATCAAATATACTTAGCCAGCGTGGGTATTAATAATGCGTTATCTATGGGTTTATCGAAAGCTGAAAGGAATAAGAGTTTTATTTCTTTTGATTAGAGCAAGCTATACTACATAAGTAAATAAATTTTTTATGACTTCTTTACGAGCCATCGACAAGCTAAAGAAAGCTTTTAGTGTCGAAGAACTGAGTGATTACTCTATTTATAGTGGAGATGAGCTTGTACTAAAGATCTATTGGAAGCCTCTAACCATAGCTGACAGAGACACAATAAATAGCACATTAAAAGCTATGAATAAGGGAGAAGAAGAAGGGAGTTTAGACTTTGCACTTCAGGTAATCATTACTAAAGCCCAGGATGAGAAAGGTAAGAGACTCTTCTCGGATGCAGATCGAGTCACTTTAAGGAGAGAAGTACCGATGGGAGTGTTACTTGACATAATGACAAAAATGCAAGAGCTTGGATCGGAGGCTAACCCTGATGCCGTAAAAAGCGCATCTTAAAGAAAACTCATATTTATTCTTACAATTCTTTGTAGCCGAAAAGTTAGGTATGACCTTGGCTGATTTAAGACAAAAGATGTCCGTAAAGGAGCTATATGGATGGAACGCTTACTTCGATTTGAAAGGGGAACAGGAAGAAAAAGCTTATGAAGACGCTAAACGTCAAGCTCAAGTAAGTAAGGTACGCTAATATTAAATTACTTAAGTGTTATAGCAAGTGACTGCCTCTAGTTATAGCGTAAATATTTTATTAGATGCTACAAAGGCTAAAAGTGAGCTTTCTTCTTTAGAAAAAAGAGTAAACACTTTTAGACAAAAGATGATGAAAGCCATATCTTTAGAAGATAGGGGCGCAAGGAAAAGGGAAAAAGCTATAAGAGATACGGATAAACGTAGGACAGCAGATATTAGGGATGCGTATTTTAAGAAAAGAGTAAGAGATTTAGAGCTTAAGGGAGTAAAAGGACTGGAAGAAGCAAATAAACAATTAGATAAGACTCAAGAAGACATAAATAAGAAGGCTTATGGTGCTTTGAGAACCAGGTTAAAAATAGTTAAGGATGAAATAAATGCTGCTGTTCGGTTAAACAATGAAAAGGCTAAGGGAGTTGCTTTAGATAAAAAGGTTAGACCTTTTCCTGTTATCCAAAACCCTAATTTATATGGGCCACAACAAGGAGGATATACATACGGAGCAGGGCAAGCACCAGTCTCTATAGACGCAAGGTATAACCAGCAAGTAAGGAGAGCAGGATTTGATCACCGTATAAATATGCTTTCTGCCCAAGGAGTAGATCAAGCTCCGTTTAGAAAGCAGATGGGTCGTATAACTCAGGCGCAAGCAGGAAAGAAAGGAACCAATTTAGGAACGCTTAAGCAAGAAGATAGAATAATGGAAAAGTTGCTTAAGAAAGCAGAAAGGAAACTGGGTCTATCTAGGAAAGAGTTACAAGTTAATAAGGCAATAGTCCGAGATAAAGCGCAGATGGTTAAGGCTGAAGGTGACTTCAGTATGTTGTCAGATAGAAAGTCTTATGACGTTAAAGGAAGACGAACTTTTGCGAATAACGCGATTGGTCGTGCTTTAGGAGGGAGAGGGTTTGACAGAGCAGCAGGTATGCAAGGTGCGTTAATCAGTGGTGCGTTTCCTCTACTATTCGGGCAGGGGCCAGCCGTAGCTGCTGCTGGTGCAGTTGGTGGTGGTTTAGGTGGTGGATTATTTGGTCAGGGAGGTAGTTTTGCTGGAGGTATTGCCGCTACTGCTGCTGTTACCGCAATTAGTGGGGCGGTAAATGCAGTTAAGGAATTAGGTCAGGCGATGGGGCCGTTTACTCAAGACACTGATGCTTTAATAGCTGCTACTGGTCAAGCGAACACTTTTAGAGAAAAGGAGCTTAAGTTAATAGAGAAATTGCAAGGAAAGCAAGCAGCGTTTAATGAAGCAATGAAGGATATGACTAAATTGGTTGGGGAAAAAGGAGTTAAAGCACTTAAACAGTTTGGAGAAGATACAAAGAGATTGTCAGAAGATTGGTCTAGGTTTATGACCAAGATGAGTGCGGGATTAGCAAGATTAGTAAATTGGTCAGGTATCCTTAAACAAGGTAGGAAAGCGACTATTACTAAAGCTAGGGGTGCTGATTATGCTGATGACGAAGATATGCAAGGTTTACTAGGGAGGGTAGATGCTTTAAGTGGTAGAAGACGTACTGGATCTGTTAATGCGGAATTATTGAAGCTAGAGAAAGATATAAAGGAAAGGATTCTTTATTTAGACGAGCAAAATGTTATTACACAAGATAAAAAATTAGCAAAGATGGAGGCACAGGCAGAGCATTTAAAGAATCTGAATTCTCTTTATAAAGATATAGGAGGAACAATAAAAGACGGAATAGTTCAGGGCATACAAGCAGCTATTGACGGTACTAAAACTTTAGGTGAGATAGCAGGAAATGTATTCAGAAAGATCAGTAATGCGTTATTAGATTTCGGTGTTTCTCTTGCTTTATCTAAATTACCTATACCTGGAGCAGATAAATTTTTTGGATTTAAAGCCGCAGGAGGGCCAGTTAAATCAGGAGGTTCTTATGTAGTTGGTGAGAAAGGGCCAGAATTATTCACGCCTTCTTCTAGTGGACACATAACACCAAATCACGAAATGGGAGGAACTAACGTAGTAGTTAATGTAGATGCCTCTGGATCGTCAGTTGAAGGAGATGCAGGGCAAGCTGAACAACTTGGAAGTATGCTGGCAGCAGCAGTTCAAGCTGAACTTGTTAATCAGCAACGACCTGGAGGACTCTTAGCAGGTACACGTTAATGGCAACTTTTAATGATGCGACTGTAGGAACTTCGACTGGGGGTACTACTCCACAATACGGAGTTCAAAAAAGATCCAATCCAAAGAAACGTACAGTTCGTTTTGCTGATGGTTATGAGCATCGGATTTTATTTGGACTAGATGCACATATCAATCCAAAAGTGTATGCACTGGTATTCAAAGTTTCTGAATCAGATGCCGA